ATTGAGATTTAGTTGACTCTTTGCCATCTCTAGCACCTAGAGATTCGTCAAGTCTGTCATTGTAGCCTTGTCTCTTTTTTCCATTAGCACTACCACCGCTGCCGTATGGGAATCTTACAGAGTAAGGTCTATTTCCAAAATCATTTCTCATAGTTTTCTCCTATTACTGTGTTTTTACTCTAAATAAATTTGCAAGTCCACCACTATTTAACATCATTGATTCCTTTGTTTGAGGCATTTCTGCAGTATCTTGAATAATACCTTTTTCTACTAACAAAGCTCTTTGTGCTTGTTTCTCTTTAATTTTGTCCCATATATTGAATATATCTGTTTCGTCTCTGTCTTCAATAACTTGATTTGAAGCCATAAGTTCTTCAACAATTGTTTCTGGACCATCACTACCTGTATCATCATCTCTTGATCTAGGTTGAGTAAGATCTAATTTTTCTTGTGTTAATGTTTGATAGATAGTGTCTGTGTGAGGTGTGTATTTTGTAGCTCCAATTGTTTCTAGCATTTTTAAATCTGCATCAATTTCAGCAATTCTTTCTTTTTTCTTTTTTTCTTGATCATAAACAAATTTAGCAAAACCGAAAGGATTTGTTATAGACATAGCTCCTCTTAAAACATTAAATGTTCTTAATGATTTATTTCTAAAACTGTCATAATCTTTTTTTCTATTTATAATCTCGTTTTGAATTCTAACTTTATCTTTTGGTCCAATATAATCTGCTCCACCTTTTTCTTTTTCTTCGTCTTCTGATACAACAAAACCATAATCAGAACCTGTGTAGTCAGGGGCATTGTCTGGAGTAAGATTCATGTCAGACATCATTTGAGCTACATCATCTTCTTGGTCCGCTCCACCTCCAGTATAATTATTTCCACCTCCTCCAGTGTTTTGATTCCCACCATAATTACCACCAGATGATGCTCCACCTGCCGGACCTGCAAACCCACCACCAAAATCATCTGATGATGCATCTCTACCACCACCTTGAAATGGAACACGTCCACCTTTTTTCATAAACAAAGTTGTAATACCATCTTCACTAAGTAGTAAACTATTTAAAGGATCACCTTCTTTGTCTTCAGAGGCAAACAAGTCAATTCGTTTAACTTCATCATCGCCGTCTTCTTTTTCAGATTCTATTTGTAATTTTTCTTCGTCAGTAAATTGATCTGACGGTAGCTCGGCTGTTAAAGAAATTTCTTCGCCTTCAGTTTCATCAATACTTAATATACCATCGTTTAACATTTCCATTTTCTCAGTGCTTTGTTTATTCTAGAATCAGGATCGTTAGCTGTTTTCTTAGATGTTAATTTTTTCTTCATACCTTTCATACGCGCGCAGAAAGATTTTTTTCGTTTGCCACCTTCAGGTTGTGGACGTTTTAAATCAGAGCCAGGGTTTTCTTTCTCGTAAGACTTACGACCTTTTTCGTTAAGTCCACCAGATTCTGACTTCCCTTCTTTTCTTGTCCAAGCAGCACCGCCATTTCTAAACTGTTGTCTGACTGCGCCCATCCCTTTGGTGTATAACATTATGCAAAACTCCTATACGATTTAGTTTTCTGAGCAATTTTTTTAGGTTGTTTAACAAACTGTTTACCTTTTTTCTTGCCTTCTCTTTTTGCTTTTGTAGTTGCAGCATATTCTTGTGAAGACATATTTTCAATAGCTTTTTTTGGTAAATATCTTTCTCCTGTTTCTGAAGATTTTTTACCAGACTTTGTAGTCCATTTTTGATCACCCCAAGCTTTAAGAGATCTTTGTGATTTTGCTAGAGCCATTATGATTTATATCCTCCCCCAGCTTTCTTATAAGCTTTGGCAAGAGCCTGCGCTTTTCTCGCTGACCATTGTCCCGCTCCGGTCCCGTGTGATGCTTGTGATTTTATTCTTTGAAATATTTTTTTTCTCATTTCAGGTTTAGTATAGTTACCTGCTTTGTTGACTGAGCTTTTTTCTTTCGCCATATTAACTCCTTGGTCCTTTCAGTTTAGTAACGTCAAACATTTTTGTTGCATCGGTTTTTGCTTTTGCACGGTTTGACATTTTTTGTTTCTCAATAGATGTAGCTGCACGCAGTAATGCTAATTCTTCATTCTGTTGCATCTTCTCTTCTTGAATATCTCTGTTCATTAAGATTTTGCTCTTATCTAAATTGATACGAGCTTCATCTTCTTTCATTTTTCTCATATTGTCTTGAGCTTTTAGATCTAACTCTCTTGCTCTTAATTTAGCAATTGGGTCATTACCAAAGTCTCCACTAATTTTCTTCTCTTCAGCTAAGAAGTCACCCATCATTTCTGCAATAAGAGTTGCTTTTCTAGCTTCTATATCTATTTGTAGTCTATCCATTTCACCTTTAACTTCTGGTGATTGTGCCATTTGTGGATTCATTTGTGCTAGTTGTTGTAGCTCTTGTACTTTACGAATCTGTTCTTGCATTTCCATTTGCACCTGTTCGTCAGCCATCAAAGAAATATGTTCAAATATATTTTTTTCTAGTGACGCCATAATTTGTGGATTATTTTTAGCCATGTTCGTAGACATAAACGCAACGTGAGCTGCGATGTGTGCTTGGTGATCTTGTCCAGTAAACGCTTGGAAAGGTTTACCAGCTAATGCATCTATGTGTTCCAACGCCGGATTCTTTGGTGCCGGTGGTGGTGGAGGTGGTAATACTTGATCAATATTCTTCACTCCTAATGCTTCGTACATATCTCTGTACGCATTGTATAGATTATGCATTTGTGGGTTAGACTGAGCTAACTGTAATTCTGTTTGTGCAATTGCAACTCTTTGTGTTGATGAAAATATATTTGGATCAGCAACAGGAAGTATATCTACTTTTGCATCAAAGTCTGTTTGTTTAATTTCTTTTTGTCCACCTACTACATCGTACGGGTAAACGGGTGGTAGGTAAGTTGAGAATACATCTGACAACAAAGTAAATTCTGTTTTCATTGATGCATACAATCGTTTATGGATCGCTGACATGACCCTGGAGCCACGCTCTAAAAGGGCTACGGTCGTACCAACAGCGGCCTGCTGGTTCCCGTCCCCGACCTGCATGTCAGCAATGGACGCGAATCGTTGACCTGCACTTACACAAATTCCCATCAACTGTAATAAAGTTGCTGACGGTTCTTTGTATGGCAGATTCATAAAGGCATCTCTAAGAGAGCCACCAGGAGCGTCGACATCTCGCCACTCACCTGGTTGTAGAGATTGGGCATCATCTCTAACTCTGATACCCCTCTGTTTAAATCCTGATGGCAAGTTCGATAACGTACCTGCATCGATGAGTTGACGAAGTGCAGACGTTGCTGCTCTTGTTAGACCGCCAATCATATGGATTAATCCAAATCCGTAAAAACCTAGTCCAGGCAGAAATTTAAAATGGACGAAGTATTGGATTTTATTTTTTTTGGGATCATCTACTCTAAAGTTTCTTCGAATAGATAATATTTTTCGCGAACCATTGTCGATTGTTACAATGTATGGAATCTTAATTCCAGTCGGGACACCATCGGGTCCCCTATCTTCAAAGCCTTCGAGATCTAAATTAACATGACACTCAATCAACGTATAGATCGGGTTGTTCTTTTGTTGACCTGTTGATCTTGTTCCTTCTAGTTCTCGTTCTTTTTTCTTCAGCTCTGTTTCTTCTGCGTAAGGTGTGCCTAATTCTATATCTCTATAGAATCCTGCAACTTGTTGCTTACGTAAATCATTACCAGACATTTTGATGACATGACATATGGCTTCCGCATCCTCTAATGAGGTAGCAGAATACGGAACCACTAAGTCATCTGCAGTAACGAACTTTGATACAGCTCGTTCCATCAAATCGTCATAATAAACTTTTTTAAATGTAGAACCTGCAAGAGGTAAATAAAATAACATCTGATCAAACTCAGGTTCAAACTCTTTCATGACATCCATCAATTGATAGTTCATAAAATTTTTGACTCTTACTGCTTGATCTTGTTTTTCTCTTGAAGGGCTACCTAAAACTTGTGTTCTAACAGGACCTGCTGCAGGTAATAATTCTTTGTAAGCTTGTGCTTGGAATTGTGTAACTGCTTCTGCAAGGACTGGGTGTGTTGCACCAGACGCTCCTTGGAACGGTCTTGTTCTTTGTTCAAATTGAAAACCTAAAAGATCTAAACCTTGTGTGTAAGATCTTTCCCATTCTCTTCTAGATTCTCTGTAGTCTGTGTAGTTTGCATACAACTCAGAACCAAGAGGATCTAAAACAGAATCTGGTAATAAGTCAGCCAGATTAGCATAGTGATTGTCACCTTGTTCTGGCGACACGGCACTAGGATCAAAGTTTATATCTACTGATCCATCTTCGTTTTCTCTTATCTCTGTTTTATCAGGGGACGGCATTGACTCCTGTAGTTGTTCAACTACTTGAGCTATTTCATCCTTAGGTGGAATTTTTATTTCTTGTCTTACGTTAGGTAAGCCTTTGTCTATTTCTGCCATTTGTTTTCTCCAAAAGTATAGGTTTATCCTGTTTTTTATCTTTTATCAAGCCTCTAGGATCAGGACCCCTTAATGGAGGTATTGCATCCCATTTAACATTTTTCATGTTTTTGACTAAAGTTGGGTTTTTCATTTGTATCGGTTTCTTATATAATCATCTACTCCGGTGACTTTACCACCTTCTGCATAAAAACCTAACAATCTAAATAGTTCTTCAAAACCACTCAAACCCATTTGAGCAGCAACTAGTTCTGAATTATTAACGATTGCTTCTAAATCAGAACCTTTATAATATTTATCTTTTATATTCTTATATCCCCCTGCTAAATAACCACGTCCTAATTTCTGTCTTACAGGTCCACCTTCTCTAAAAGACTTACCTTTTGTTGCAACCAATTTAATTAAATATTTTGAAATGTTTTTAATGTCATTTGGTTCTAGTTTTTTAGCTAATTTAGAAATAGTTTTTTCAAAAGTTTTTCTTTCCTTAGTTGTCATGTCTTTAATTAATTTTGGTTCACCATCTACACCAGCAAAAGTATTAGCCCAGTTACCTGCTTTCTTTTTAAATTCTAAAGTATCTACATCAACTGTAAAATAACCTATTTGTCCTTTGTATTCTTTACCTAAAGTTTTAATTGCATTGTTAACATTTAATTTAGCTTTTGCATTTAATTCCATTAATTTCTTTTTGTATCCGTCTGGTTTATTTTTAACTAAAAATTCTTGTTCTTCTGCAATCTTTTGTCCAATTTGATTAAATCCTTCCAAAGCTCTATTAGCTTTAGCCATAATTAAGTTTGTCATTTTAGTATCTTGTGGAACACTTTCTATGATAGGATACACGTGGCCAAACTGTGGTCCTGTTTGTCCAGATCCAATAACAGATATTCTATTTCCTTGGCTAACTTTTATTTTTTTATCTCGTTCAATATTCGCTTGATTAGGTTCTTTAAAAGTTCTTTTACCTTGAAACTTAAAATTTAATCCAGGTCTTTCTGTTTCTTTACGTGTTAAAATTTTTACGTTGTTTAATTTACCTTCACCTCTAAAATCTTTTTTAGTCCAGTTATCAGGATAGCTATCAATTATAGCTTGTATCTCTTCATCAGTTCTAAGTATGTATTGATTTTTACCTAATGGATTTCTGTTAAAATCAAAATTTTTTAAAGGGTCATCTGCAAAAGGTAATCTTTTTTCAGCAAGTCCACCTAACTCAAAACGCTCTGCTAATGTCGGAGCTAGTCGTCTCTGCCACCAAGGTATGTAGGCCATTATTTCTTCCTAAAATGATTTGCGATACCACCTGCTTCAAAAGGAATTCCTTCTGTATCTAATCGCATTAGTATCTCTTTTAATTCATCAATAGTTTTGTTTTCAGTGTTTACGTTTTTGTTATATCGTTTAATTTCATTAACAAGATATGTTCGACTATTCATAGGTGTTGAACCTTTGATAATATTTTCTAGAGCCCCGATTGGACCATCGTCGTCCATCATCTTAGTGACTTCTTTGTCTATTCTCTTGTCTGTCATTTTAAGTGCCTTGTCGCTAGACACTGGCAACTCGTCATAATAAACTTGTTTACCAGTTTTAATATCATACACTCCACTTTTTGGTGGGAACTTAGCATTGACAATATCTTTTAAATTTAACTTAAACAATTCTATCTGGGAGTCAGTTGCATTCTTCATGGATCTCATGTGAATTTTTATTTGCTCCATTATGTTATCAGGAATCTTACCGGTCTT